ACCCTCTATGCGTTTAGGTTGGGTGGCAAGGATGCGGCAAAGGCACAGTGTGAGTTCGCGACTGCTAAGTTCGGGGGTGAACGTGGGAACGATTTAAGTTTGGTGATTGTTCGGGAGAGTGATAGTAATATGTTCACTGTTAAGCTGCTCTTAGACGGGATTGAGGTGGATAGGCAAACAGTTTCGAGCGTTCAGGCTTTGCGGGATAATGATTTCGTTGTTTGGAATCTTGACAAGGCTCTCACCGAGACGGCAGGGATGCCTTTCTTCGGTGGGGGGAATGTTACGGCGACGGTCGCTCACTATCAACGGTTTTTAGAGAAAATCGAAAGCTGCCCTGTAAATACGATTGGGGTTTGCAGTGAAATTGAGGCGGTCAACAAGATGGTTGCGGAGTTCACGGTGAATATGCGTGACAACAACGGTGTTAAGATTCAGTCTGTCGTTTTCAATCATGCGGCGGACCATGAGGGTGTTGTTAATGTCAAAAATGCTGTTGCTGATTCGGGAGCTCGGGCGGGCCTGTGTTATTGGGTTACGGGGATTATTGCGGGCTGTGCTATAAATCGTTCCAACCTCAATAGGGTATATGATGGTGAGTTCGATGTTGTTGCCGACTATGCTCAAAGAGAGCTTGAATCTGCGATTAAAGCGGGTGAGTTCGTTTTGCACAAGGTTGGCAACGGTCTTCGTGTGTTGGCTGATATTAATTCGTTGGTGACGGTTTCCGACGAGAAGGGTGAAGTCTTCAAAGACAATCAGACTGTTCGGGTGGTTGACCAAATCGCAGGTGATATTGCGGCGTTGTTCAATGCTAAATATTTAGGGAGTGTTGCTAACGATGATTCCGGCAGAATCAGTCTTTGGGCGGATATTGTGAAACATCATGAGGACTTGCAACGGATTCGGGCGATTGAAGAGTTTTCTGATGAAGATGTTGAAGTTCTGCCCGGAGATGACAAGCGTTCGGTTGTTGTCAAAGACCGAATCAATATCGTAAATGCTATGGCACAGGTCTATATGACTTGTGTTATTGCGTAAAATTAAAAAAAATTCAAAATTTAAGAAAGGAACGCTCCATTCCGCAAATGATTTTTAGCTTATGCGGTTTGGGGCGGCATGGTATCGGAAGATATGAGTAATAAGGTTGTTATGCAGGGGAAGGATGCTGTTTCTGCGAAACTTGCCGAATGTTTTATTACGGTGGGAAGTAATCGTTATAATTTTATGCAGGCGATTGATTTTGAGGCTAAGTTCGAGAGGACTAAGGCGAAAGTTCCGATTCTCGGTAGGACCGGTTCGGGGAATAAGTCCACGGGTTGGAGCGGTAAAGGTAGGGCGACTTTCCATTATAATTCGGCTGTGTTCCGTGAGATGATGCTGAAGTATAAAAACAGCGGCAACGATGTTTATTTCGAGATTCAAGTGTCGAACCATGACCCTGCCTCTTCAGTGGGGCGGCAGACGATGGTCTTTGTCGATTGTAATATCGACGGGGGAATCTTAGCTAAGTTTGACGCTAACGGTGATTATCTCGATGAGAAAATTGAGTTTACTTTTGAGGATTTCAGGATGCCGCAGAAGTTTAATCAATTGGCAGGGATGAAGTAGGAGGGTTATATGTCTGAGTTATCTTTGTTTCTGAAAGAGAATAAGACTAAAAAGGCAAATGCTTTTTTCGCGGCAACAAACTCTTTGGCTGACGGTGACGGCAATCCGCTTATGTGGGAGGTTCGGGCATTGACTACTCGTGAAGATGAGGACATTCGCGAAGAATGTACACGCTTTGATTCTACGACCGGGAGGTTTCGTTTAGATGTAGGGCGGTACATGGCGAAAGTCGCTTCTTCGGCGGTGGTTGAACCGAATTTGTATAATGCTTCTTTGCAAAATTCTTATGATGTTACTACTCCGGAGGATTTGATTCGTGAGATTCTCGATGACCCGCGTGAGTATCAGGAGTTTGTGAAGTTTGTTCAGCGGCATGGGGCGATTGACGTTCCACTAAGCGAAAGGATTGAAACGGCAAAAAACTAATCAAGGGCAGCTTTGAAGCCAAGGCTGCCCATTACTGTTTGCATAGGTTTAATATTCTGCCGTCACAATTCTTGAGTTTGGAGCTAAACGAAAGGGCGTTTATAATCGCTTCGATTATAAATAAAAAGAATTAGCTGTGGGGGCTTATTGAATCGAAAGGAGATTTGCAGTGACAGATATTGAAAATTTAGAAAAATTGGAGGCTTTGGCTAACTCCCGATATGAGGAAATCAACAGTGCACAGTCTATGGTTGATAATTACAACCTTGATGTCGGTGGGATTGTTATTGACATCGAAAAGACATCTATCTCTGACGAAAGTTCACATATGGTCGATAATACGCAAAACTTAGTTGAGGAGATGAATAGTTCACAATCGGCTTTTAATGAATCGCATCATTTTATTGATAATTCGAGTGAGTTTATTAATTCGGTTGCGAATTATTCGGCAAAGAATGAATCGCCGACTATGAACGCAGGGGGAGTCACGGTGAATCTTAATGCGTACAACGAGATTCATTCTTCGGGGGGTGACGTTGATTCGATGATGAAAAATTTCGGTGAGAAAATCGCTGAAGCGGTCGCGTTAGCGGCAGAGGGGGTGAGATTATGAGTTATAGTTTTTATTTAGGGGACAGATTGCTCCCCGTTGCACCTGCACGATTGGAGATTAAACATTCTGACAAGCTGACTAAGATTGACTTAGCTTCCGGCAATGAGATAGTGTTTCCCGACACTAAAAGATTGGCGGAAGTTCGGTTTTCTGCGTTGCTCCCTCAGGTGAGGTATCCTTTTGCGGTGTATACAAACGGGTTCTTTCATGGCGGTCGGATTTTAAGTGAGTTCGAGGCGTTAAAGAAATCCGGTAAGCCTTTTCGGTTTATTGTTCTTCGTAAGGTTGCGGGTGTTCCCGTTGCATCGACGAATATGAAAGTTGTGTTTTCGGAAATCAATTCACGGGAAGAAGCCGGGGAGGGTTCGGACATTTATGCCGATATTAAGTTGGTGGAATATCGTGATTTTGCCGTTAAGACTTCGCAGGTTAACTTTCAGGTTAACTTTGCTGACAATTCCTCTGTTGTTCGTGCGGTTGATGTTTCCCCGAATGCTCCCTCACCTCGTACTTATACGGTGGTGAGGGGGGACTCCCTCTGGATGATTGCTCACAGGTTTTTAGGCAACGGCAGTCGATACCCTGAGGTTTATAATCTTAACAAGACGGCGATTGATAATCGCAATAAGGGTACGGGAAATCCGTATCACACTATTTATCCGGGGCAGGTGTTTTTGTTGCCATGAAATTTGAATTAATTATTAACAACAAGCAGTGTTCCTTTGAGCCGCCTGTTTGCGGTGATGTTCTGTGCGAGAGTTACAATTGCGGAAGATGTTCAAAGTTGTCATTTAGTATGCTGGGCGACTCGCAGTTTTCTGTGCGTGAGGGGGACACGGTAAGTCTTAAAGTCGATGGGAGGGGGTTGTTCTTTGGGGTGATTTTCCAGAGGACACAAAAGGTTTCATTTTCTGGCGATGATACAATCAGCGTTGTTGCGTATGACCAATTGAGGTATCTTAAAAACAAGGATTCTTTTGCGTTTGATAATATGACTGCTGCGGGGATTGTTCGTAAGATTGCTTCCGATTATCGGTTAAGGCTGGGAGAGGTTCATGATACGTCTTATACGATTCCCCATTGTGTTGAGGATAGTGCGGCTTTGTCGGACGTAATCAAGCGTGCAATCGAGTTAGAGCTTGTGCATAGCGGTCAGCGATTCACCCTTGTTGATGACTTTGGGCGTTTGTCCCTCAAGAGCGAGGCACAGATGTTTTCGGGGGTGGAGCTCAACTGCGATACTGTTGGTGAGGTTGTGTATTCGTCTTCGATTGATAATCGGGTTAATCGTGTTAAGGTTTCGAGGCATGATGGCAAAAACGACACTCATGAAGTTGCGATTGCCAATGACGAAAACAGTGAAAATCAAATCGGGATTTTGCAACAATATGTTCGGGTGAGTGATTCAAGTGAGGTTTTGATTGATAAGGCACGCTCTCTTTTGAATCTGCAGAATAAGGACGAAAAACAACTCACGGTCAGTAATGCGTTGGGGGATTCTAAGGTTGTCGGCGGTTCTCTCATATCCGTTAATGTTCGGGGCTCGAGCGGGATTCGCCGTGTATTAAAATGTACCCATAAGGTTTCGGAAAACAAGCACCTTATGGATTTAGTATTGGAGGTGGTGTAGATGGTCCCTAAGGGATTTTATGATGTTGCTGATGAGGCGTTCGATTCGAATGCGGTTTCGGTTTCAAGTCGGGCACATTCGGGGAAGACTTACAACTTAGCCCACTTGAAAGAGGGGGGCGGAAACGTTTCCGGTACGTTCATTGACGGGAAAGAGGCTGTCAGTCAGGCGGTTGTGAAAATCTTGAGCACGGAGAGGTTTCGGTATCCCGTTTACTCGAGCGATTACGGATTGGAGCTTGAAGACTTGTTCGGGAAGGATTGCAATTATGTTTGTGTCGAACTCGAACGGAGAATCGCCGATGCGTTGAGCGTTGATGCGAGGATTACACGGGTCAGCGATTTCGACTTTGTTGTGGGCAGGGGAGTGATTCACACCTCTTTCGTTATTCACACCGTGTTTGGAGAATTTGAGTTTAGAAAGGACTTTGATTATGTATGATGACATGACATTCGGGTTTATATTGGGGAGAATGCTAAAAGCAATCCCCGATGATGTTGACAAAAGAGAGGGCAGCGTGATTTACGATGCGTTAGCACCTGCGGCGTTGGAATTAGCACAATTTTATTCCGAGTTGGGGGTGGTGATTGATGAAACTT